CGCGAGACGTTGCTTGTCAGCCAGCTCAGCACGCCCGCAGTTCCCCGCGGGGTCGCGCCGGCTTCGGCGACGGAGGCGAAATTGCCGATCATCCGCGCCTCCATGTCGCGCCGCAGTTCGATCCCCTTGCGGATCTTCTGGCGGTTGACCTCGGACTTGCGGCCGGCCTTGTCGACCACCTCCTGGGTGCGCGACACGCCCAGGGTCTTGCGGAAGATCTGGCAGTAGTTGCCGACGCGGGTGGTGTTGTTCGGCGCGTCCAGGGTGGCGATGTCGTCGCCTTCCAGCGCGGCGTTGGCGGGGTTCGGCGTCGCCAGGTTCTCGGTCTGCCACTCGTGATAGCGGGCCGAGGCCTTCTTCTTGCCGATCGCCGACAGCAACGGCGTCTTTTCCGGAGCCACTCGATAGATGGTGTCCTCCAGGTCCTCGCGGTTGCCGGACATGTTCAGCGTGGTGGACAGGTTGGTCGGAGCCGTCATGGGCTCAGTCTCCTTGGGCGTTGAGCAGGGCGACCGCGTCCTCGATCGATCGCGACTTGGCGAAGCGGTTCGCGGCCTGGACGGCCCTGCGTGCTTTGGGGTCGACCGGACCAGCCGACGCCCCGCCCCGTGCGAGGGCGCGCGTCGCCGGGCGGTCCGGTCTTGGGGTGAAGTTGGATCTTGCGGCCTTGGCCTGAGCCTGGTCCCAAAGCATCGCCTTGCGGGCGAGGCTCATCTCCAGCGCGGAGATCTGGAACAGGGAGTCCGCATCGAGGCCCTTGTCGTGCAGATAACGCGTGACCTCGGTGCGGCGCTCGCTTCCCGTCTCCGGGTGGGCGAGCTCGGGATCGAGCGACTTCAACCGCTCGAACTCGGCCGCGACATAGGCGTGGTGGTTCAGGCGCTGGGCGACCTGGCTCAGCTGGGCGGCGTGCGCCAGCCTCGTCTTCTCGCCCTCGTACTGCGCCCGCGCACCGGCCATCGCCTCGACGCCGTGCGCCTGAGCGATCGCCGCCCAATCGGGTTCCCCGCCCCATTGCGCATGGAAACGCTGGGCCGCCTCCGGCAGGAGGTCGGCGAGGTCAGCAGCGAGCCTTCGGGCCCCGTCGGCCTCGGCCTTGGCCCGGGCCGCGGCCGCCTCCCTCGGTCCTTCCTGCGACAGCACGACGGCCTGCAGGTCGGGATCGAGCTCGGCGAACCGGGCCTTGGCGTCCTTCGACCAGTACTTCGGCGGTGAGGGGCGATCGACCTCGCCCAGTTCCTCCGCCTCGGTTTCGTCCTCTCCGTCGCGCGGGTCTTCGGCCCACTCGCCGGCCTCCTCGGGCGCACTGGCCGCGCCCTCGAATTCGGTCTCATCGTCTGCGGCCCCGTCGCTCAGATCGGCGTCGCGCCGATCGAGCAGAGCCACGGCCTCGTCAAGCGACAGCGCGCCGCCCTGCGGCGCGTCAGCGGCCTCAGTCATTCATCACCTTCAGTGTTGTGGGTGAAACCCTGGTTAGCGCCAAGGCAGACGCCGATAAGCCGCGCCGCGGCGGCTCAGCCCGCAGTCAGATCGCTCGGATCGAATGCAGTCCGCAGCGCCCCAGCCGCGGCTTAGTCGGCGTTGATCGCCATTGCGCCCTTGGCGTCGAACCCGATCGAGCCCTTGAGGATCAAGGCCGCGCCGCCTCCAGGACGAACGAACATGTCACGCGGGCGCGGTCTGGCCAGCATCGCGAAAACCTGCGCGACCTAATACGCCAAGCTTATCAAATCGCCGTCCAGCCATTCTGGATCGGGCGGTCGGAGCCCTCCGAGGCGGAGGCGATTACCTTGGTTGGGGCGACGTTCAGAAGAACGACATCCGATCCGACGATGCGCGCGCGATGACCGGCCTCCAGATGATACTCACCCAGAAAATTGAGCCTGGGATCGAAGATCAGCAGCCGACACCAGAGCGGCCAACACCAGGACGATCCCCCTCACGAAGTCTCGGAATGTCACCACGACTCCCGCATTCGAAAGGGCGTTGGGACCTCAGATCAGCTCGCTCAGGGCAAGTTGATCGCGATCGCTCCCTTGTCGTCGAACCAGACCTCGCAGAGGCCGAGGCAGGCCTGTCCGCTCCGAGTGAACATCTCGTGAGGCGTCGCGGCCTTGAGGACCTTGAGCAGCGCCGGCGTGAAGATGCTGTTCCACTGGGCCACCAGAGCGGCCCTGTTGCGAATGGCCCTGCGCCGGGTCCCTGGGCCGTTGACCCACAAGGGATAGGAGACGAAGGAGGCGACCGCCTCGCGGTCACCATTGATCGCCCCCTGCACGAATTTACGGACTTTCGTCTCGTATTCGGCGTCGGACAGATCCGTTACGGAGTCGTACAGACGCCCCAGCTCTCCATGGATCTCCCAATTGAACCCGACGGTGACAGGCAGCGATGCTCCGCCCTTCGTCCAAACACCCGATAGGCCGCCGGAGTCGCTGAAACTCAATGGCCTCCCGTCCGCCGAACGGGTGGAGATGAAGTGCAGCTTGAAGACGCCGCCATCGGCCCCTTCCAGGGTCATGGTCTGGCCGCTCAGGCGCCCAGTCAGGGGAATATCGACGAGGTGCTTGACGTAGAAATAGTGCGCGGCTGTCAGCACAGTATTGTCGCGGAGCTGCAACTGCATGCCGATCGGATAGGGGCCGACTTTTCCGGTCAATTCATGGGTGATCAGGCTCTCAGAAGCCGCAGCCGCGCTGGACGACGCGAGCAGAGCCGTCGCGCCGACGAGGGCGCTTATAATATTCGAGAACCGCATTACCGCCCGTCACCATTGGACATTGTTGAGCGCCCCACCCCGGCATGCCTTGAGGACTCAACCGCGCCGCATATCGCTCCCGCCACGCCAGTATCCGCCAATTCAACGAGAACAAAATGGAAACACGTGAGCTTGGGCGTGTCAAGTCTTGGCGCGAAGCGCGATCGCCTCGTCGGCCTGACGCTATTTACACCTGGACGCGTCGCCAGTCCTTTCGGAGGGCGGCCGCCCGCGCCGACCGGCGGCTGAAGCAGGCGCAGAATCAGCGCGTACCGATCGGCTTCGGCGGAAGCTTGTGCAACGCGCTCTGAAACTGTCGCACGCGCCGGGGAGTCTGCTTATTCCAATCTGAATTGGCAGCCTCACGCGCCGCGGCGGCGTAATCCCCCTGACGGATTAGAGCCCATGTCTTCTTGTGCCCGTTCTTTCCCGCGTTCCATTTAGGGCCGAGTTGGAAATTCACCGACCCCAAGGCCACGATGAAATTCGGATCCGTGATCCCCGCCTCGGCAGCTTGGGCGCGCGCGGCGTCCAGAGCTTCGGCCGCGTCCTTGCGCAGGAATTCATGGATGCGCCGATGTCCGCGTTCGTCGTCGAGCTTATCCCCAAGCTTGAGGTGATCTTCGGGCCTCACCAGGTGGCCTACGCCAACGGTCGGCCTTTTTCGGCTATCAGGATAGACATAGTCGCGGACCCCCTCGACATCGTCCCGAGACAAATAGCTCGTCAGAGCGTCGAGTTGCCGCGCTCGGCTATCGGCTTGCGACGGGATCAATCCGACAGCTGAAGGCGACGGGGGTCTTGGGGCGACGACCGTGAGTTCAGGTACGGCCGCGTCGGTGTCGGGATCGGTATTCGTCGTGTCGACGCCGCCCCAGACCCTGGTGTCGCCCTGATTGTGGCCGAGATATCGTTGCTGATTACCGTCCCTGTCCAGCGCGACCTCACCCACCTGCGCGTTGATCGGCAGGCCCATCGCATCAAATTGCTGGCCGCCTGCGGCCGCCTGTGGGGCGCTGTCGGCCTTGTTCAGCGTGTACTCGCCGCCGGTCGGCCGGTCGCCCGCCTGGATGGGCGCCGCGAATAGCATCGGATCCAGGGACGCCGTCGGCACGGTCGGCGTGTTGTCAGCCATGAACTGCGCATAGTCGCGGCCGAACAGTCCGCCGGTCTTCGGCAGCCGCGCCCGACGGGCGATGTCCGCCTGCGCCTGCGCGATAAGGTCGCCGTTCGGATCAGGCCCCGACACTCCCGCCCCGCGGAGGAAACCGAACAAGTCCTGCAGCGACGGCCCGCGGCCGCCCGTTCCGTCGAAGCTCATCGGCGGGTCACTCCAATTTGTCGGTCGAACGCGGCGCGCCGCGCGGTTCAGCCTCCGACGAGCGCCCGTGGCCCATCAGCCGTCAGCCCTGGCGTCGAGCTGGAAATTTAAGGAACACATCAAGCTTTCAGGGGCGCCCTCACGGTCGGAGCGCGGCTGATCCAGCGGCGAGCGAATCCAGGCGAATGCCCATACCCGGCGCCGCTCCCCAAGAACTAATGGGGATGCCGGTAGACACCGGCGCTAGCGCGCCTTGCCGGCCGCCCGGGCCCAGCGCCGCTTGGCGCCCTGCCGGCAAGGATTGATCGGTCGCGCCTACGCCCGCGTCAGCCCCGCCTCCGCCACCGCGACCTCCGCCGCGCGCGCGTAACCCGCGTGCTCGCCGGCCGCCACGGTCTTCACCAGCGCCTCGCGCACGGCGCTGAGGTTCTGCAGGCTCATGTGCAGCTTCAGCACCTTGGCGTCCGCCCCGACCGGCGTCTGGGCCAGGGCCGCCAGCAGAGCCGTCCGCACCGCCTCGAAGGCGGCGGTGGTCTCGGAAAGCTCCGCCTCGGCGCGGCGGCCGCGCAGGATGTCCGCGTTCAGGTCACGTCCGCTCATCCCGGCAAGTCCTCCACATGACCAGCCACGTCGACCGAGTGCGACGCGCCGGAGGCCAGCGCCTGGCCTTTCAGCGCCAGCGTCGCCATCAGCTCCTCGCGTTGCAGCTTCAGCGCCTCGGCGGCGCGTTCCCGTTCGAGCTGGATCTTCAGCTGCATCTCCTCGCGTTTCAGCGCCATCTCCGCGGCGATCCGCTCGCGGGCGAGCTGCAGCTCGGCCTCGGCCTGCCGCCGGTCGCCCTCAGCCTTCGCCGACAGCTTGGCCATCTCGGCCTGGGCCTCCGGATCGTGCTCTTCGCCGCCCGCCGGCGCGTGCGCCGGATCGCTCCAGTAGAGGTCGGGGCTCTTCTCCCCCACCGCCCGGCTGAAGGCGCGCAAGCGGTTGTAGACGTTCTGCTCGGTGACGAACGGCCCATGCAGCCCGCCCTGCATCTGCAGCACCTTCTCGGTCAGGCCGATCGCCTGGGACTGCACCGCCAAGTCGCGGTCGCGGCCGGACGAGCCCACGCCCACATGGACGCTCAGCCCCTCGCGCGGGCGCCAGCCCTCCGGCCGCACCTCGCGCCAGACCTGGCCCACCTTCAGCCTGGCCGGCGCATGCTCGCGGGTGAACTCCTCGCGCAGCAGTTGGTGGACGCCGAGGAACAGGTCCTTCACCCCGGTCTCGGCGAACACCCGGCAGATCATCCTGACCCGCTTCTGCGCCGCCGCGATAAGCTGCATGGCGCCGCTGGCGGTCTGGTGGAGGGTGTCGGGGTTCAGCCCCTGGGCGTTGCGCACCACGCCCGAGCGCTGCTCGGCGACGGTCGACATGAACTCCATGGCGGCGAACACGTCGAAGCCCAGCCCACCGCCGGAGATCGGCCGCACCGCCTGACCGGTCTTCGAGCGCACCGGCACATTTGGGGCGTTGTTCAGCAGGTCGGCGATGGTGAACTCGCTGGCCTGTTCCTCCGACACCTCCATCCGCTGGTTCAGGGCGAAATAGCCGCTGTCCAGCAGCATGCGCAGCAGCACCGTCTTGATGCGCATCACCTCGAACAGCTTGTCCGCAAGGCTCTCGCCATAGAAGCGGTGGGCGGACAGATAGGGCGTCAACGCGCCGAAGGGGATCTGGCTGACCCGCTCCTTCTGCAGCAGCACCCGCTGTTCGCCGTCGGTCTCGACGCGCCAGATCTCGACCTCGCCGTCATCGTCGGCGTCGATCCGCAGATAGTGGGTGCGCACCTCGACCACCCTCAGGTCGTCGACGCCGCTTTCGCCGGCGCGGTCGTTCTCGCCGGCCTCGTCGCGGGCGGTCTCGATGGCGTCCTGGCGAGAGGTGGCGTGCGGCAGGCTGCGGGCGAGTTTCCTGTCGACGCCGCGGGCGATCAGGTCCTGCACCCGGGGCCGGTCGCGCAGGGCGCAATAGGCCGCGTCCCTCAGCGCGATCGCGTCCGCCGCCACCGTAAAGTCCTCCGAGGGCACGGCCTTGATGCAGACCCGGCCGCGCAGCTCGCAAAGCTTCACCGCCACCGAACCGTCCTCGCGCGTCTCCACGCGCGCCTGGGTCCAGGGCTTCTGCAGCTGGGCGAGCGCCGCCAGCGCCGCAGCCTCTCCCAGACCGCCCGCCTCGTGGGCGGCGAGCGGCTTCTCCTCTTCCTCCCACCACCAGTGAAACAGGCCGGTGCGGTTCAGCAGCGCATCCTGGATGGCGTCGTGGAAGGCGCGGAAGGCGTCATTCTGCTGGAAGACCACGTGGGTGACCACATCGGTCTCCTCGCGCGCCTGGGCCTCGTCCGCGGCGCCGTCCGCCTGGAAGGTCACCACGTCGTCGCCGCCGAAGAAGACCTCCATCACGTCGGGCATCAGGGTGTCGACGGCGTCCGCCAGGGTGGAGTCCACCGCCGTGGAGCGGCCGCGGATCACCGCCAAGTCGACGATCTTGCCCTGGCGGTACTCCTGGGCCTTGATCCGCACCCGGGAAAGCTCGCCGGTATCGCCCTCGCCGAAGCCGACCGAGCGCCGGCACTCGTCGTCAACGATCCGCAGGAAGTCGGCGTCGGAGTAGCGTAGGCGCGGCCGGGCGCCGTCCGCGGCCGGATAGGTGTCGGTCTCGCTCAAGTCCGGCTCCATCATTGCGGGCGGATCACGGGGTTGGAGACGCTGACGGTCCCCGAGGCGCCGACGGCGGCGAACAGGCCAAACGCCCACTGGAAGAAGGCCCCGTTGTTCCCAACCGTCGAAGGCGCGGTGCGGATCAAGAGCTTCTCGTTCGCCAGGAAGACGCCGTTGAGGAACTCGCCGTTCGAGCCGCCCGTGCCGCCGCGGCCGTAGGCGCCGTAGGTGAAGGCCCCGGCCGACGACATCGAGGCGATCTCAGCGGTCATCTCGACCACCACCTGCTGACCGGCCAGCGCCGCGGGGATGGTGAAGCCGCCGTACCACTCCCAACCCGCCGCCGCGGTGACCGACGAGACGGCGAAGTTGACCTTGCCGGAGCCGACCGCGCCATAACCCGCGGCCGCAGACGGCGAGGTGATCGTGCAGGCGCACGCCCCCGTCCCGGAATAGAGGTTCATGAAGGTGTTCTGCGGGATCGTGCCGGTCAGGCTCGTCCCCGACAGCGTCCCGTTGCCGCCGCCCGGCAGCACGAGCGGCACGTTCGCCCCCGTCAGGCCGATGACGTTGCCCTTCGGGCTCAAGGTGGCGTCGTAGCCGTCCCAGGCGGCTTGGCTGAAGCTCAATCCCGCCACATAGGGGCTGAGCGCATCGATCACCCGCAGCCCGATCGGCCGGGAGCCTGCGCTGTTGGGGTGCAGGGTGTCGGCCGACATGCCGGTGGCCCAGGCGCCGCCGCCCGAACTCGTCGGGTCGGCGCAATCGCGCCAGTAGTCGACGAACGGAATGTTGTTGGCCGCGCACCACTGGCGCAGCTGCTGGTTGACGTAGCCGCGCACCGAGCGGTTCGCCGCCCCGTCCGGGGCGAACGAGCGCGGCGGGTTCGGCAGCATCACGCAGGGCAGCTTGCCTTCCTTGCGGACCAGGCTCGCCATCAGCTGGATGTTGCCGATCGTCGCGTCGCCGTCCGCCTTGCTGGCCGCCGCGTCGTTGCGGCCGGCGTCGATCAGGCAGACGTCCCACGCGCTCTTACGCGACAGCGCGTCGCTGTTCAGTCTGGCCAGGATCTGCGCCGAGGTCTCGCCGTTGACCCCCTTGTTGTTGGCGATGTCGAAGGTCAGGCGACCCAGCGACAGCTGTTCGGCCCACACCGCCCCGCCGGCCGGCGCCTTGTAGAGCTCGGGCGCCCCGGTCGTGCCGGACTGCTGGGCCCCGAAACTGTCGGTGAGGTGAAGCAGACGACCGCCATAGGGCGCTTCGTTGCGGCTGACGGCCTTGGCGGCCAGTCCGGTTGCGGCTGCGGCCCCCATCGGCTCAGGCCCCCGGGCTCAGGCGATAGGCGATCGAGCCGGAGGTGTGCGCGGTGTCGTTCAGGCGATAGAGCACGCCCGCCTCGAATTCCTCGACCGTCTCGCTCAGGTTCGCGCCGGCATAGCTCCACTGGTAGAGCTGCACCCCGCCGGCCAGCAGCGGACACCAGGTCACGCCGTTGTCGAAACTGCGCTCGAGCTGGACGCTGCCCACCCCGGTTCCGATGAGCGCCACGTTGAACTGGCCGCTCTGGGCGATGCGCTCGCCGACGCGGGGCGTGAAGGACGCGCTCTGGCCTGCGGCCGAGAACGTCCCGGTGATGTTGGGCATTTAGACGATCCCTAGGTTAGGCATGACCAGCCGGAGGCTGGACTTGACGACGGGCCGGCTCAGCGCGCCGTAGCGGAAGGCGTCGGCCGCGTGGCTCGCCCAGTTGTGCAAGGGCCGCTCGCGCCAGACCTGGCGCTTGGCGTCCCACTCTTTTCGGTATTGCTTCAGCGCCTCGATCCCGCGCCCGCAGCGCTCGGCGTCGAACCAGCAGCGGGCCAGCATCAGCCGCACCGCATTGATGCCGTCGGCCACGCCCTGTTGCCGCACCACCTCGACCTCGCGCAGGCCCAGCGCCCGCAGCGTCTCGACCCGGCTGACCCCGGTGCCCAGCTCGCGGGCCTCGGCGTCATGCGGCAGGACGTGGCGGCCGAACCGATAGTCCCGCGCCTCCAGCCGCCGCACGATCTGCGGCAGCCCCTCGCCGGAGACCTCCAGGTAGTCGACGATCCGCCGCTCCGGCCCGACGTCCTGCACGAACCAGATGGCGGTGGCGTCGTCGATGCCCAGGTCCCACCAGGTGTCGACCTTGACGGTCGGCTCGATCGGAACCCGGCAAAGCCTCCCCTCCGCCTCCGCCTTGGCCAGCTCGGCGGCGTAGAAGGCCCCCTCGACCGAGGCGTCGAAGCTGCACTCGTACTCTCGGGCATAGGCCGAGGGGTCCATGCTGCTGCGCGCGTCGGCCAGTTCCTCGGCCGACAAGAGGCCGGTCTGCGAGGCCTTCAGCTCCCACAGCGCCCAGCCAGGCTCGCCGCGCGCGGCCCGCTCGCGCAGCTCGAAGAAGCCGTTCTTGCCCCGCGGCGTACCGGTGAAGGTCGCCCGCCCCTGCCGGTCCGACAGCGCCGGCCGGATCACCTCAGTCCAGGCCCGGGGATCCCAGTCGCCGAACTCGTCGCAGTCCACGTCGTCGAGATAGAGCCCCCGCAGCGCGTCCGCATTGTCCGCCCCGAACAGCCGGATACGCCCACCGTTCGGCAGGTCGCAGCGCAGCTCCGCCTCGTTCCAGCTGGCGCCGGGAACGGGCGCAGTGAACCGCTTCAGGTGATCCCAGGCCACCGCCTTGGCCTGGCCCAGGTAGGGCGCGACATAGGCGCAGCGCGGGTTGGGCTTATCGCAGGTCAGCGCCGTGCGGATCAGCCCGTTCAACGCCGCCACGGTCTTGCCGGCCCGCCGGTGGGCCACCACCACCCGCCAGCGCGCCGGGCTCTTGTGATAGGGCAGCCAGACGCTGCGGGGCCGGTAGGGGATCACGACGTCTTGCTGGGATCCGGCGCCCCCTCGGCCTCGGTCAGCGCCCATCGGATCACCTGTTCGAACGGACGATCGTCCTGGTTGCCCAGCGCCACGCTGGCGAGCCGCGGGTGGACGTAGGGCGCCGCCGCCTTGGCCGCGTCGAGCCGCTTGGCCGGCTC